CCAAATAATCCGTCGTCCCACCCGTAATGCGAAACTGATTGGCAATCTGGTCGAACGTATGGCTGTCTAAAATATCCGAAATGGCTATCTCATCGGTAATCTTCCTATCCGTGTAGGTTGGCGAGCTAAACGTGCCAGCAGGTGTGTAGTAAAACGGAACCCACAACCTGCGCTGAAAGTAAACTCCCCAAGGCGGGGCTGGCTGATGGATGAATCCACCGCCTACGCTAAACCTGCCGCCGAACTCAACCTCTAAACCACCGCCAAGGCTGGCTAAATCTCCTACTGGAGCAAAAAACGAAATGTTTGTAGTTGTAGCACTTGCTACCTCGAAAGACTTACCAGAGATTGCGCTGAACTCAGGAACATCCGTTTCATAAATCACAATCGTATCCCCAGTTACAATAGTTGTGTTTCCCGTAACATCCAGGCTCACAAGCCCGTTTGTTACCGAACCATCGTTTCCAACTGTAACAAACACCTGTGGCTGAGTGTAAACACCTGCTGGAACTAAGGTGAACCCAGATTTTAGCACAGCATTGGTAACTCCGAATGTTTGCGTTTGGGAAGTCGTAAAAACATAAGTAAAAACGTCTTTATCGGTAATTGTTGCAACAGCAAACGTCCCGTTAGCAGGAGTCCCGCCCGTTAACCCGCTAACGACAATCTCATCCCCTACGCTTAACCCGTGATCTTTAATCCGCATGGTAACGGTAGTAGAAGCACTCTGACTAGCCGCCTCAATCTGCCGACCGTTAGGAAACCACTCAAACGCCTGCACTCCATCTCGAAACAGATACACACGATCAAACGCCTGTATCAAATCGCAATCTTGCGCCAACGTCTTTCCCGTAGGGTATTTAATATCCGCCGTAGTGTAGTCATCCAGATCAACCAGAATAGCTTTAGAATCCAAAGCCAACACCACACTCTCGGCATTACCCAAGTTAGGATCGCTGAACAAACAAGAAGCCCTCACGTTCACGTTAGCAGCGTCATTGATTGGAGTGGTAGACAATGTTCCCGTCGTATTACTAATCGAAGTCAATCCAGGAACAGTGTAAATTAAGGTGTTTACAGACAAATAAGTAAAAACAAAATCTCCACTCATCTCAGCATCACCTACCAAACCCGTGATTCTAGCCATTGCCGTTCCGGTCAAACCATGCGCCACAGGAAAGCCAACGATTACCTCCCCATCACCAATATGAACAGCATTATTGATGCTCTTTGGCGAATCAATCAAAAAGAACGGCAACTGCAACGGACTCCCACCACTGGTCAATGAGCCCGTCCGTGCCACAATCCCCTTACGAGGCTTCCAATGCCCGTCCATCCTCCCATTCAGACTCTCCCTAACCTCCCCCACCTCCAACTGGTTCAACTGCAACCGCTGATTCACCCCCACAAACCCACCATCCCCATCAGAGGATTGTGCATCATCCATCGCACTTCCACTCTGTGCAAACTGACTCATCAGTAGTAATACGCAATTACAAGACCAGATGTAACCTGAACCTTTGTAAACCGCCCACCAATCCCAACTCCGCCAGGCAGAACAATCCCATCCAATCTAGCAAGTTGATCAAGGTTCCCTGCCGTCTCCCCAGTCTCGCAATCCAAAGTAGCATCATTCAACACCTGTATCCACCGGAAAACCCCAGTAGCACTGTCGCCAGCCTCAAGCACAATACCTCCACCTTGCCCCATCAGATCGTAGCTCACTGGACTGCTCATAATTTTATTGACTAAATGTTGGTTTTGATTAGAATAAACCCGATCCAACGAATTAGTCGAAGGATCGGAAACCTCAAACATGTTACAGCATGCAGGAAGCGAATCAACTAGTATTTGAATTCAAGGAGAATGTCAACCATTTTTTGGTCAGGCATAAAAGATGGGACACGCGAGCCGATGGCAAGGTTTTTTGGCAGTATTCCCAAGGCAAAGAGAGATGGGTTACTTTTGACTCAGCCATCAGGCAAAATGAGTCTGTCAAAAAAGCTGCTCGCAAGCAGAGATTGAAAAACCCAGAAAAATGTTCGCTGGCGAACAAACAATGGAGAGAGAACAATAAAGAAAAGCACCGCCAAAACGCCAAAGACTATTATCAAAAAAATAAAACACATGTCAATGAGGTTGTGCGCAAAAGACGAATGGAAAGGCGGCACTCAGATCCATTTTACTCACTTGCTCAGGCAACAAGGTCTCTAGTCTCACGCGCATTCAGAAACAAAAATTACAAAAAAACATCACAAGCAAGTGTGATTATCGGTTGTGACTGGGATCAACTAGCTAGGCATATCGAATCAAAATTCTCCGATGGCATGAACTGGGCTAATCGTGGGCAATGGCACATAGACCATATTATCCCATTAGCTTCAGCCAAAACCGCCGATGATGTTTTCCGGCTAAATCATTACACCAATCTCCAGCCCCTGTGGGCATTGGATAATTTGCAAAAAGGAGCAAGATACTAGCAGCACCCAATTAGCCCACCATGCAAATCATAACTAACCGGACTGCTCATGCCCAACTCTTACCAGATTCTCACACCTTGTCAAGCGGTTTGCAAGCCACTTAGCGGTAATGCGGCAGCTATCCTGCTAGTCGCAATCTCCAAATACTCCACCTCGCGCTCAATGCCGATGAACTGAAATCCTTCCAGCACCGCAGCCTTGCCCGTGCTACCACTTCCCATAAACGGGTCAAGCACGATACCCTCGGGAGGTGTGACGAGCCTACATAAATAACGCATGAGGTCGGTGGGCTTGACGGTGGGGTGGTGGTTGCGGGCTGGTGGTGTAATACTTTGTGGTTTCCCATCAAGTGAATATTTGCTATTCATGCAATTATCTCTCCCATCTTTCTCTGCCTTGGCTTTCAATGGCAGCCCTTCGCACCCCTCATCCCGATCCTTCTTGCTCGCCTTGGCGCAGTAAAAAAACCGGGCGGCGGAGCCGGAGTCGCCACCACTACTTGTTCCCTTAAATGCCTCCCAATCCGTAGAAGCGCAAAATGTAGATTTTTTTCGTCCGTGCTTGTCACCCCCTCCTCTCGTCGTCACCGGAAACAACCCCACCACCTCTTCGCTGCCGTCGTGGATCAGGTTGGCTGGCCAGCGGCCAACGTTCGGGTCGTGGCCACCAATGCCCGGTGTTTCGCCGGCTTCTGCATATTTGCCGTAGCAGTTGGCGGGGGCTTTCTTGCTAACGCTGGCGGGCACGTTCTTCGATGTTCCCACCCTGCACCCATCCACATTGATCGCCCCCGTCCCATGCTCCAGCACGTTCGCAGCTACCGTCTTTTCACCAAGAGGCTTACGGGCTACGGTGATTGGCTCCAGCGCAGGCTTTAGCGCGGTTCCCCAGCCTTGCCATTGAATTAACTTTCCGCATTTTTGGCAAGTTTTATCCGACGCCATTCCTCTTTCTTGTGCGCTCCGTTGTTTGGAAAAAGCTCCAGATTCTCCGGTCTGTTGTCCTGCGGATTGTGATTTACATGATGCACCACTTCTATCCGTGTCAGGCACCTTCCAATCATCTTCGCCATTATCAAGCGATGCTCCATGATGTATCCGTCCTTCCTCGCCATCGGTAGAAAATCTGCTGGACACCGGACGTATTTGATCGGTTTGTAATTGCCGTGTTTCCTCCAATATGTCACCCCGCCCTTCCATGCTGGATTCTCCTTCCCGTATTTCGGCGGCGGCAAATTCCTTCCGTCTGGTATTGGATGTGCCCGATTCCGGCACGCTCTGCTGCAATACTTCCCCTCGCCCTTGGCTAGAATGCATGGACGACGATACATCGGCGTCCCGCAAAGGATGCAGGTCACGTTCGGCTTTCGGTTCTCTGGGTAAATTTTCTTCATGGCTGTATGGTAGCGCATCCCTGCTACACTTGCAACCAAAATTATGGGATTTTGGAAAACCTGTGGAATACACCCAAGCAATCATGTCCCGTATCTCAAACCCCGCATCCTCAATCCTCACCGCCATCCGATGCTGCGTCCTCGTCCCCGCAAACGCCAGTAAATGCCCTCCAGGCTTCAACACCCGCAAACACTCAGCCCACACCACCACACTCGGCACATCATAATCCCACTTCTTCCCCATAAAACTCAACCCATACGGCGGGTCAGTCACCACAGAATCAACACTACAATCAGGCAACTCCCGCAACCGCTCCAAGCAATCTCCCAGCATCAACCTTACTCCACTCGCGCTCTCAGTCATGCCCCGTATTACCACCAACTCACACCTCGTCAAGAACATTCGCCATTTGCATATTTTTTAAGGTGGCGGTTGATCCAATAGATGTAACAGCCCCCACCGCCGCGCAACCCCCTCCCCCCTATTGCAACAAACTCGCATTTGCACTAACTTGCGATTGAAGCGACCGCTTGAAAGGTGCTCGCGTGAGTAGTGTTCGGGGGAACTGCGCCGGTAGCTGTGCCGGTAGCTTGAAACGTACGCTTGAATCTCTCGTTTGAATCATGCGCTGTGAATAAGTGTTAACAACTTTGGATTGAAACGACCGCTTGAACCTAGCGTTTACCTTACTTGTCGCAGCCTCAAGTACGTACGCCCTCAACTTGTGACAACTCTAATTTCAAAATCGCGAATTTTTTGCTTGACACTTTTAGACAGCGGTGATTATCCTATTCTTACCAGAGCAATTGGTTAGCGATGCCAGCCAGCGAAGCAAAGGGGATGCGACTTGTTGTGGATATTTAATGGGGAATGGCAATAGGTTCTTGAAACATTGAATCCTTCCTTTCCCTTCCCTTCCTTTCCCTTCTCTTCCTTTCCCCTTCATTCCTTCCCTTCCCTTCTTGTTCTTTCCGCTTGGGTTTTGCTCTTGGTACGTACCACCTGGCAATCCTTCGCTTTGCTTTCCTGCTGATCGTCGCCGAAAGTTGACGCTCGCCGCAAAGTTTTTTCCGATTATTTCCCTGGCGTTGAATCGCGGGAATGCCTTGTGGTTGTAAGGCTTGCTAGCTTGGCAAGAAAAAAGTGAAAAATTATTTTTGAGTTATTGCAAAAAAGATTTGGACAAACTCCGGACGATTGCTAGTTTGCCTCCGTTGCCGCGAACAAGGCGACGACAAACCAACACAAACGAAAATGACAACTACAATGACTTCCGCCGCCAACACCTGCCCAAGGTGCAATGGCTCGGGGAAAGTTTCCTATCGCCCATCTAACGGCCTTTGCTATCGTTGTAACGGTATCGGACTAATCGGGCATAGCAACCCCGAAGCGGATATGGTTATTCGATCTTATCGCGCCGCCGTAGTAGCGAAAAATCCACCAGTATTTTCCGCGCCTGAACCCGATGACGGCGGGGCGTGGTTGCTTTCTCTTTTCTCCAAATAACCAACACAAACCGAAAACGAATATGAAAACAAACAGCAAAGAAGTTAGGAACGCAATCCGCGCCCATATCCTTGAATCCGTCACGGATGACAACGGGGAAACATTCCCCACGTTAGAGGGTGCAATCCTTCGCCTTCGCGGAGAGTTTGAGCGAGTGGCAAACCATCCCGCAAACCTTCGCCGCTTTCCCAATAACCAGGAACGCTTCCACGATTATCTAATGGGCTTGCCTTTCGGGTTTGAGTATGAAAATCACGCAATCGCCAGCTTTCTTGATGGGTTGGGAATCAATCCAACAGGAAAGGCGTATGATGCCGCAAAATCCGCAAGGCTTTACACTTATTTGATTTTCAAGGAAGTGGCCTAACCTCAAACCCGCAAGGTTCCATCCCTTGCCACCATCACCCTATGAAAACTTACCAAGAACGCTTTGCCGCAGCTTTTAATTATTGGATAGCTAAAGACGCCCCGCCATCAGCCGCCCGTGACTTAGCACATGAGCAGATTGAATTCGAAGATCGAATGGATGAGCCGGAATGGAAAGGCTCAAATGACAGCTTGGAAAACCTCCCTTGGATTTAAACACTATCACCCCATGAAAAACGCTTTCTACCTTATCCTTGCCCTTGCCGCTTTCGCACTAGCAATCGCCGCATCCAACGGCAAACTTGGCGGAATCTCCGATGCTGAGGCATTCCGCCGCGCAACTCTCACACAACCATAAACAAAACGAAAATGAACTACAATATCTCACAAATCCTCAATCTTGAAAACTGCAACGCTGGAGTTCCCATGACTCTAATCCGCGATGCCGCCGTTGAAACCATCCGCGATAATTGGGGGCATGATTTAGATTTAGCCGAAACATTCCAGTCAGGAAATCTAAACATAGCTGCCGAAACTGAATCGGTCAACGAATCCCTAGCCGATGCCAGGTGCGAGGCTCGCGTCACTCCAGACATCGTTAGTGAAGCCCTCTCACATTGGGTATCAATGGAAACCCTGCGCGGCAATATGTAAACCTAACAAACCAGCGGGTTCGATCCCCGCACTATCATCACTATCACAAAATGACAACTTACGCCGCACTATCAGACCGCATCCGCACCGCTATCACCCGCGAAGACCTCGCCAAGCGGGAAACGCAAATCACCCGCCACTATCACGCCGGAACGATCACCGCCGCCGAGCTTTCCCGCTTGGATGGGAAAATCATGGAAAGGGCATTTTTTATTCTCGACACAATCCCGACAAACCCCACCATCACGCCATGATCCTTCCCGACGAAGATAAACACCGCTTTGACGCGCCGCCCGAACCGTCCACAAATGAGAGATGGGACGAACCGGAAGATCATTGCGATTACATCGACACATTCTCAGACGAACCAGAATAAACATGAACACACACACACACACAACGCCAGCAGGGGATACTTTCCTCCCCGTCACTATCATCCCGCACCCGCGCCGGAACATAAACCGCCGCCAACCGCCGGAACCTTCGCCCCTTGGCGTATGGTTGTTAATCCTCGCCACCGCTATCATCGCGTCCCTCACCACCTACCTCCTAACAAAATGAAAGCCTTTTACGAATCCGCGATTGAACCGGAATGTCCACGCCCTGCTTACGATCCAGACATGGACATTCCAGAACCGCCAGCACCGCGCCGGAAACCGCCCTTCGAGACGCTGCACACGCAATGTGGGCAGGTTCACACTTTGCACGGAGAGACCCGCCTTTATACAGGATGGTACACCTCATGCGGAGAGATAAAAAAATATGCCGCTATCGGAATCAAATTCCCCAGGAGGGAACCATCCGTAGAATGCAACCGCCGATCCGCTGCCAGACTGCTCCGCTCGATCAGAAAGGGGGGCGTATGTTAATCGACAACGCCCCAGCCCTTCTCCGAGCCGCCGCCGACGTTATGGTTATTCCCGTGGAGGCCATCACCGGAAAGCGAAAAACCTTCGCGGAAGCACTCGCCCGCCAAATCGTAATGACTTTATGGGCGGAATCCCACTCCCTGCAATCCGCCTGCGAGATCGTAGGGCGCATTCACCACACCTCAGCAGTTTATGCCAGGGCAAAGATTCTTAGCCAGTTGCAATACTGCGAGAACACCCGCGAGCGTGTCAGGAAAATCATGCGAAAATACTCAGAAAATATCCTTGCCGAAGAGCAGGGCAAACCGTAAAACATCACCAACGCGAGGTTCTATCCCTTGCACTATCACACAAACCAACAAAAATAAATGCGCCTAGAACACAGCACACCAGAATTATTCGCCGCCCTCGCCAAAATGCAAGGGGAGGTTGAAAACGCCACCAAGGGGAGTCTCAATCCCCATTTCAAAAGCAAATACGCAGATTTGGCGGAGGTCTTGAACACCGTCCGCCCCGTCCTAGCAGCCAACGGTCTATCCGTTATCCAGTCCCCATCATTTGACGGGGGAATCTGCCATGTCACCACCACAATCGCCCACAGCGGGGGAGGGTATGTCTCAGGCACAATGTCATGTGTCCCAGCCAAACAGGACGGGCAGGGCATCGGAGCCGCAACAACCTACCTTCGCCGCTACTCGTTAGCCGCCGTTTGCGGAGTCGCTCAGGAGGATGACGACGGGAACGCCGCCGCGCATACGAAACCCGCCACCTACCCGCTCATTTCCAGCGGAGAGGCAGCACGGATCAAGGAAAGCATCGAAAGCCTCAACATCGACGAAGCCGCTTTTCTTCGCCACTACGGAGTCAAGTCTATCGGGCAACTCACGACCGATAAAGTCCCCGCAATCGACAAGGCATTTATCGCCAAAAACAAAGCAAACACCACAGTATGAGAACCACACACACACCGTTCAAAACTCCAACCCGTAGCATCGGGCGGGACGCTGCCATCACAGTTGCGCTCCTCCTTGCAATGGGAAAGCCGAAACCAACCATCCTTCAAAAAATCAAACGACTGTTTCAATGATAACCAACGCACAAATCGAACACAATCTAGGCAAAGCGTATTATCTACGCTCCGCAACCCCCCGAAACCTTGAAGCTCCGGTTTCCAAGTCTCTCTTGTGGGATTTCAATGAGTCGCCTTACAAGTGGCGGCATTCATCCGGTAGGGAAGTCACGAAAGCAATGGACTTGGGGACGCTGATTCACTCAGCGATTCTCGAACCAGAGACGCCGCTCACCGACATTGCAGCAATATCGCCATTCGCCGACTTTCGCACGAAAGCAGCCCAGGAATGGAAAGCCGACCAGAGAGAAATGGGGCGCATGATTGCCACGGAGGACGACATCCGCGCCGCCTCCGGTTGCGAGCAGGTCTTTTCCGAGGACTACGCGCAACGCTTCGGAGTCGGCTACAAATCCGAGGTTGCGGTTTTCGCCACCATTGGAGCGACTCAGATTAAGGGCATGATTGACCTTGTGCCGGACGGACTAGACTTGCTTGTTGACCTCAAGACAACGGCACGAATCGGGAGCTTGCGGGAAATCACTAACACTATCATATCCCGTGGGTATCACTGGCAAGCCGCTCTTTACCTTGACCTTTGGAACGCCGCAACCGGAGAAAAGCGCAACCGTTTTGTCATCTGCTTCATCGAAGTCTCCGAGCCGTATGAATCTGCATGGGTGGAAGTCTCACCCGCACTTATCGAGGCAGGACGCGCCGGATACATGAACGCGCTTGCCAAGTGGCAATCCTGCGTAGCAATCGACGTATGGCCTCGCCAGCATGAAGGAATCACCCTAATCGAGAAACCAGCATATCTATGAAGCCATACTACTACATATTCAAATCAAGTGGACACCCGCCAAGCAAACGGCATAAATCGCTTGAATCCGCTCATCTGGAGTCATTACGCCTAGCCGCCCTACATCCAGGACAGTCGTTTGAAATCCTCTGCTGCATCGGAATAACTCAAGCCGCGAAAGCATCAACATTCTGGATGGACGGAATGGAACCATAAACAATTTCCTCGCCTTCCGACCATTCGGGGGGCAGGGGCAAAGGGGGGCAGCGCATCCCAAAAAACGCTGACCAATTAACTAAAAATATGAGCGATAAAATCGAAATAAAAGGCACAGTCGAAACGATTCTTGAAATCCAAGAGTTTGCTTCCGGCTTTAAGAAACGCACAATCGTCGTGAACACCGGAGGAAAATATCCTCAAATGGTTCCCGTTGATTTCGCCAAGGAGAAGATCAACCTCCTAGACAGCCTCACAGACGGGCAGGAAGTCACTATTGGAGTCAACCTGCGGGGCAACGAATACAATGGGAAATACTACGTTTCCCTCGCTGGCTGGAAGGTGGACGCTGGAGCTATGAACGCGCCACAGGAAGAGGACGACATCCCCTTTTAACCTTGAACACCGAGCCGCGACGATAAACAATCCTCCCGCCCAGAGAATCGCAGCAGGGCAAATTTTCCAATATGAAACAACCACCAATCCCACCAACATACTCCATCGAAGAAGCTGAACGCTTAGGCTATCAGTCCATCACCACATCCTACACTAAAATGGAGCGAGAGTTTCTAATCAACGTCCTCCTAGACATGATCGGCGTTGACCATTGCCTGATCGAAACAGGGCGGGGGCTGGAAGTGGGAAGGCTGAAATCCGAACTGCTATGAACCTATTCCCCGAACTACCTGAAGAACTTTCCCCCCGCCTCAAATGGATGGAGGCTAAAAATATCCGCACAATGCAAACAAAAGACAAAAAATGGGTTGCTTACAAGAGCGAAACCCAGCATCACTACACGCATGAGGACGAGGTTGACGCGGTTGTCGGTCTCGCCAAGAAACTAAAAATCAAACTTTGGAACGAATGAACATAAGTAAAGAAAGCATGATTAAGTTGGGATTTAAGAAACACGGAGAGATATGGCAGCATCACACCCGCCCCGACCTAAAATACAAGGACAGAGCTTGGGCTGGTTTAGTTAGTGATATATACACTAAAGGATACATCAAAGGGAAAAGAGATAACCAAGCAGCTATCCGAGAAGCGTTAGATATTAGATAAACCAACACAAAACCATGAACACACAACCAACACCTAAGTTAGACGTATGGGAAGCATACTGCGATGAATGCTACTACCACATGTGGAGACTGCGCCGTAAGACTGAAAGAGGATGGTATGATGGATTTCACATCCATACAGGCGAAGAAGCCAAAGGTCTTTGCGAGACGCTGAACAAACTCGAACGCGAACTCAACGAGGCACGGGAGGAGACAATCCGAACCCGCGAGTTTATGGACTACGGGTTCGCAAAAGCACAGGAGGAACTAACCGATATGACCGCACAGCGCGACAGGCTGGCGGCGGTGTTACAACAATGCCGCGAAGATTCCGTTGAATTAGTCACCGAGCGTGACCGCATCAATGCCATCATCGCCTCTGTGGAGGCACGCCAAAAATAGATCATGAATACACCAACCAACCACGAGGCGTTGCCTCTCACAAATTGTTCTGCATTGATTCTCGCTCGCGATGTCTTGCGAGAAGTCGAATGGAAAGGTAACGAGAAAGAATCTCGGTGCATCGTATGCTATGGTCATTGCTCGAAAGGACATGAACCAGAGTGTTCTTTAGCAAGGGCGGCTTGGAACCTCGGTGAAATAATTCAGCAGAACAATACATTCTCCAACCAATAAAAACATGAACGAAACACCAACACCAAGAACAGACGAAGCAGCCGTTGACGTATGGAGAAAATCCAACGGGGAGCGCATGGCGACCTCATCAGACAAGGTTGATGCTGACTTTGCCCGCAAACTCGAACGCGAACTCAACGAGACGCGGGCGGAATCAATCCGCTGGATGTCCATAGCCGAAGGGCGGGGACGCTGTACATTGCGCGGCGGTCCCGACGCATGGGTTATCGGAGCGTGGGGAGACTCTATCACAGTGACCACCACCGAAGACGTAATGCGCGAAGTGCGAGACTTCTTGGACGATGGATGCAGGACAATCACCATCGAGCGGCAAGGCGCGCCCGATAGAACGGACAGCGGATGCACGCCAATCGTTTCCGAAGATCAACTCGCCACCGTCACCGCACAGCGGGACAGGCTGGCGGTGGTGTTGCAACAATGCCGCGAAGATTCCGTTGAATTAGTCACCGAGCGCGACCGCATCAATGCCATCATCAATACATTCTCCAACCAATAAAAACATGAACGACACACCGACACCTGAGACGGATGCTCTTTACAGAGATGACCACCGCCCAAATCTTATTGAACACGCCCGTAAACTCGAACGCGAGCGGGACGAGGCGCGGGAAACAATCGCCACGATGGAAATTCGTCATGCCGCTGTAATGCTACACACTCAAAGCATTGTTGACGAAGCCAATCAATTTCGAGAGCAGCGCGACAGGCTGGCGGAGGCTCTGCGATACTGCCGCGAGGACTCAGCCGAACTACTCGGCGAGCGCGATTGGTGGCAATCCGAGCCGAGGTGTGATTACGCTAAGAGATGGCAAGAAACCCACGATAACCTGACCCGCGCCGACGAAGCCCTCCAATCCCTAACCCCGAACGCAGAACCATGACCGTCATAGGCATAGACCCAGGAACCAACGGCGGTATCGCATGGATCACGGACGGGAAACCCTGCGTGGAGAAGATGCCGGATACCCTGCAAGACTTGTGGGAGTTGATTCAAGACATACGAGCCGCCGCATCACCCTCGCTTGGAGTGGGGGAGACGAACGCAATGGCATATCTCGAGCAAGTCCACTCCTCACCGCAGATGGGTGTGAAATCCGCCTTCACTTTCGGGAATGGATTCGGACACCTTGAGATGGCACTGACCGCAGCGGGGATTCCTTTTACAAGAATCCGTCCACAAGTCTGGCAGAAAGAGCTTGGATGCCTAACGAAAGGGGACAAGAATGTCACCAAGCGCAAGGCACAAGAGCTTTTCCCAAGCATGAAGGTGACTCACGCAACAGCAGATTCTCTACTAATCGCAAAATATGGAACTAAACAACACTGATATGAAACCAAAACACCTAGTAATACTGAGCAACTGCATCGAGGAAGGCTGTCGTTATGGCGTTTCCAGAGCGCATAAACACACGGAAGACCCCTCCTACGAGCAAATCGAGGAAGCTGTTCAATCCGCAATCATGGAACGGATTCACGCCGTCTATGAGTTTCCTGAAACACTGTATGAATACTAACGCAAAAGCGCATACACCCGCCACCAATGAACTCTGAATCCAAAAAAGACGCTTCGGCGGGTTGTATGGAGCGACTTGTTCTCGATCTTTTTGTATCCGATACGATCTCCACGCTGCAATACTGGCGGGACATATCGGAATGCGACTGCTCCAGCCCGCTGCCTCAAGGCGGTTGTTTGCGGTGCGACCTTGATAAAATTTTGCTGCTGGGGGCGGAACGGAGGAGCGAGCCGGAAGTAGCTCACCCTCTGCCCCCGGTGGCAATTCTCTGCCGAACAGCCAAGATCACTGACGCTCGCGTTCAGTGTATCGACCTGTTCGATATTCTCCAACAAACACAATGAACACACAACCAAGCACAACGAAAAAGATAGAAGCGTGGCTACGCCGTGGATGCAGACTAACGCCCCTGCAAGCCCTAGAAAAGTGGGGATGTATGCGTCTAGCTGCAAGAATAGCGGAACTCCGCAAGGGTGGACTAGCAATCGTAACCACTAAGATCACCCGCAACGGGAAAACCTTCGCCCAATACAAAGCAGTATGAGAGCGAGCGACAAGGGATTCAACATCGTATGCGGCAGACCACGGCACAAACCTTGGGAGAAGAAAGCCACAGTCGTTCTCCGGCTGGAGGAGGAAACTCACCAGCGTATTAGGAGACTCGCCAAGAAAAGGAATTGCAGCATCAGCCAGGCGGCGGAGGTGCTATTCCGAACGGGGGATTCCGAGAGGATCGAGCCGACACTTCCGGTGGACTACTCGCACATCCTTAAAGGTGGCAGCTACACCGTATCTCAACTCCTGAACCTCCCGCAATGAACCTACTACGAGGATTCCCGAAACGCTACGAGGATGCCCCACCAGCGGGAGGTGACGGCTGGCTGGCTAACTACTCCAAAGCCCTTGCTGTAACCGATTCTGGAGGCATTACAATCCTTTACGGAGGCTACGGCACAGGCAAGACCCGCATGGCATGGGAGGTGGCTAGAGCGCACAAGTCGAAACGCCCGAATATCGGCACTGGCGGGATAGGATGGTCAACAATCACGAAGAAACGCCCGATGATTTACACCAC